TCCGCCACATCGCCGATGGTCTCAATGAGCGTGTCCGATGTGTTGTTGAGCCGGATGTACACAGAGATGTTTTCGGCCGTTGGGGCCGACCCGGCCCAAAAAACATACGCCGTCTTGATAGTTCCGGCCGTTGGAATATAGACTCGGCAAAAGTCCGCCGTGGTCGTCGGGGCCGAATAGCGACTACCAAAATAATACGTCAGGCCATCAGCCGGGCTAAGGGCGGCGGCGGTTACACACAGCGCATAACCCGTGGAGGGCTTGTCGGTTAGGGAGTTATAGGATTTCTCCGTAAGGTCGTTGAGGTTGTGATTGTGCGCGGCGGCGGCGAACGCGGCGGCGTGCTGTCCGTCAACCGTGTCCGCGTCTTCTACCTGCCCGTCTATGTCCGTGTCGTAGGTCGTCTTGAGCATCACGTTGGACGTGAGCTTGGCATCCGCAACGGAACCATCTGGCAGGACCGGGGCAGTCGTGAACGTCCAAATCCCGGTGATGGTATGTGCGCGGTCGGTGCAGACGATCTTCGCCCCGGACTTGACGTTGGTATCCTCTAGCCCGCCCACAGCGGGGTCGAGGCACGCATAGAGGGGGTCGAAGTCGCCGTTGAGCCGCGCCGCCGTAATCAACCCCGCCGCGGCCTGAGAATCTACGAAGGTAAAGAACTTCGTTGGCACTCCCATGATTATCTCCTTATATTTTCACGGCTAATTGCAGGGGGCTTGTTCCTGTAACCGTATATAAATCCCCGGTAACCAGTCCCCCGGTTCCAGCCAAGGCGTCGGTGGCGTATGTCGGAAGACCGACTACGGACAACGCGCTCCCGGGCGTAAACGTCCCGATGCCCACATTCCCACCCTCGGGATTCAAGCACAGCGGCCAAAAACACCCGGTGGGACCGGATGTCCACCAACTCTGTATGACAGAAATGTTTGGGTCGCCGAATCTGGCAAACACAAGTCTCTTGGCCGGGTCGGTGAGGTCTTCACACATTATCTGACCAGAGTTTAGTTCCAAACTTGCCGTTGACCGACCAGTAATGACGGAACGAAAATTAATAGCGCACCCCGCGCACACGGTGTCTGCGGTAAGGGCGGTAATGTCTAAGTTTTCTATCCCCAGGCGGCCGTCTGCCCCGACCGTAAATCTGTCCGCCTCGTCTGAGGACTCATACTCAAAGACGTTCCCAACAATGGGGATAGCATCTTCATACGTTACGATCGCTATGCCTTTTGACTCTATGTAAGTAATCAAGTCATCCAGCAATGTCGCCATCGCCGCGTTTACCTGATGCCCAAAGAAGTTGAGCATCATGGTTGTCCCCACGGCGGCGTCCACATAAGCCTTGGCGGCGGCGAGGGATAACCCGTCCAGGCCGATTGCCGAGAGTCGGAACGATGTCAGGGGGAGCGGCTGCCAATCCACTCCGCCCCATCCCCACGCCCGCCGTGCCAATTCGTAGTATTGCTTCACCGCGTTTCGGACGGTCACGTTGGTTGACCCGTAGGGGTAGGCCAGCGTCCGACAAGGATACCCGAGACCGCGCAATACGGACTGCGATGTGGCTAGTTCTGTCGTCAATTCTTCTGGGGTAGCGAGAGCCAGATCTGCGTGCGTCTTGGTGTGGCTGGCAATTTCCCACCCGGCGGCGAAAAGGGTAGCTAGATTAGCGGTTGTTAGTTTCCCTTCGGTTCCAATCCAGTCCGTGACTATGAACAGCGTAGCGGCGACAGCGTGTGCATCGAATACGGGCTTCCCGAGTGTTAATACGGAATCCTGTCCATCGTCGAAAGAGAACGTGACGACGGACTGTATCGTCCTGGAGAAAACATTGATGGCGTTGGTCTTGACCGCCGCGAAGGTCGGGGTGGCCGCCTTCAATAAACTCTGGTCGTGATGGTAGCCGTCAACCGTGTCGGCGTTTGCGGCCTGGTTAACCGTGCCCCCCGTGTCCCCGACCTGGACGATGTTGGCGTTATCCACCAACTCGTTTAGCTTGCTTCTTATTCGCTCCAGTGCCTGCTTTGTGCGCACATCGGATGGGGTGGGCGGAAGAGAAAGGTTGTCAATCGTCATTTCACGCCCTCGCTTCGGTATTGGAACGTCATCGCCTGAAGTGTCAAATCCACTTGGTCACTCCCGCTCAGTCCGAAGCGGTACAACTGACCCGGCGTGCCGGGAATTGCCACCCGCTTAGTGCGCCCCATCAGAGACCCGATGTGAGTATAACCACAGTAACAGTACCCGCAGAAGGCCGTGCTGAGTTCGTCTATCGCCAGGACCGTGGAATAGGACGAGAACTCGTAATCCCTATCGACCGTGAGCGTGGGGGCACAACCGCCCGATGCCGTCAGCGAGATGAAGCCGAGCCTGATCGTCTTGGACACACCCGGAGACTTCCCCAGCGGTTGCCAACCCGTCTGCATCGCATACGGGATGTCGTCAGTGACGTCGGCTGTCCCCGAATCGAGAAGGTACACATAGCCGTCGTAAGACCCAGCGAGGACCCGAGTAATCCCGAGCGCGTCCGTGTACGTCCCAAGGCACGCCAACGTGTGGTTCGGGTACTCGTGGTACGTCCAGCCAACGATGTTCTGCGACAACTGTTCAGGGATCCCCTTATTGATGTAGAGGAGCGGCACGAGGAAATGCCCCGCGAACACCCTCTTCGTCAGCGACGAGTGGTTACAGAGGTAAAGGAACTGGTCCTTGACGGGGTAGTAGGCCGCCGAGTAGCGGGTGTTCTGGCTGGGCGAGATATAACCCATCTCGGCCAAGGGGCGGATGGACTTCGACAGGTCGTAAAGGTTCACTCCGTCAAACGACTTCCAACCCTCTTCCGCGAGGAAGATAACCTTGTCCTCGAACGGGATGATGCCCCAAGAGGCGATACACCCCACCCCGTGCGAAACGGCGTAGAAATTAGCGAAGTCGCCCTCCAGGACAAATATCCGGTTCCGTTTGAAGACGATGAGGTAGTCGCCGACCGACGCGGCCCCCGTGATGTCCTCCCCGTCCTTCCGGTCGAAATACTGGTAGTTGACACTCGGCGCGGCGTCGCCTATCCCGACCTTGCTCCACCGCACCAGACTCCCGCCGTCCGTTTCGTCCGGGCAGTTGATGTAGAAAATCCGGTCCTTGTGGAGAAGGACGAACTTGGACTTCGGGGGAACCGTGTTGTCAATCTGGAGTGACGTGCCGAGAGCCGAGTCCGCCGCCTCATCATCGTAGGAGCCGTCAGCGTTGGCAACTTCCGTGACCTTAAAAAACGCCAACGGGTCAGTCCCCGGCGTGTTTAGGTTCAACGTCCGGTAGATGACGATGTAATCCACTTGCGCGTCCGTACTCGCAAGGTAGTGGACGTGGAATATCTCGGTCGTCAGGTCGAGTGCCACGTTCGCCGCAGACGGATTCCCGGTAAACGAGTTCGGCGTACTCCGCTTGTAGCAGTAGACGTACTGATACTTGCCCGTCAACGCCCCGGCACCGCCGTCCGTGACAGTCGGGGCCGCCGCTGGCGGGGCTATCCCGACCCCGTAGGCCGTCGTGTTATAGAACTTGAAGTTCGCGTCCGTCCCATTGACGCCATAGCAGAACCCCTGATGGACGGTGAAGCTGTACCGCAGACCCGGCGTGACCGTCGTGAGGTCGTGCCACGCCGCCGAGTAATACGCCTGAATCTTCGTACCCGCCGCGACCAGAACGTAGGTTGTGCCGTTCGGGGCCTTGTACTCGAACAGGTCTTGGACTTGCGCCCCGCCGCCAGCGGGCGTGGCATAGAGTTTCGTCATCCCCCCCCGCTTCTCCAGACCCCGTTTCATCGTCAGGTTGAAATTTTTGCAGTCCGTCAGGGCCCGCTTATCGAGGTCGAGGGGAGAGGTAGACAAATCCCATCCGAAGCTCCAATCGGCCAAGATGTACGAGGAGGGCGTGTTGTATGCCATGCTTAATCCATGTCGTAATCGTCGGGGATCGAAAGCGGGGATTGTGTCTGGAACTGGACGAGAGATTTCCGCGCAATCCATTCGTATCGGTCTCGCAGGTTCGCCAGGTACGGCGATACGTTCTCGTCCTTCGTCCGACCGCAGATGACCGTCTCCACCGCCACGAGCGGGTGCAAGTCTTCCGGCAGGTCGGCCAGGGTCGTCGCCCGGGGAAGGTAATAAACCCGAAGGTAGTCGGTCATCGCCGCGGCACAATCGGGCAGAATCCGCAACTTGCCCCGCATGAAGGCGTAGCCCGCAGGCTCACCGGCATCGGCGTTCAGGTAGTCGGGAAGTTCGGTGTCGGGAATGGGTTTCAACGACTGACCCGTCGAAGCAATCTCTACCCGGACAATCTTGTGCCAGCCCACGGGGAGGTCCAGATGGTTCTCCCCGGCGGCAAGCGAATAAAGGAGCGGCCGCTTTTTGAGAGGGAAGAGCAGATTCCAGAAGATTGAATTGACTAGACCAATGGCAACGGTCTTATAGACTGCGAACTCCGCCGCCGTCCATAACACGGACGTGGCATCGTTTAAGAGCGAGCGGGCATAGGTTTCAAACTCGGCGTCCGTCATGTTTTTCTCCTAATCTGTTCAGCAAACGGGGGGCCAGGGAGGTTCAAAGACCACATCCCCGTCTCCGGCGGGCCAGGAGGGTTCAAAGGTAACGTCCCCGTCCCCCGCCGGCCACGGCGGCTCTAATGGAACACAGACGCAGGGGGCCGCGGTCGTCGGTGTCCCGACTGCCCCCGCGCCGGTTACGCCGGAGAAAGCGATAGTATTTTTTGGGACTACCGCTCCGGATTGGCCCGTTCCCGCTATGCTCGTGAGGGCAACGTCGATGTCCCCCTCGTGAGTAATAACGACACCGACCGTGCCAATGGCCGCCGGGGCCGACAGGCCGGAAAGTGCCTTACTGCGAGCGGGGGGACTTGTGCCGACCGCGCCCGTCCCCGCATTGCCCGTTACGGGTATGGCCGGGGCCACGGCCACGGACCCCACGGAACCCGTCATGGCCGCGCCCTCGGGGGCTCCGCCCGAAGGGGCGACGGTGCCGAGTTCTCCCGTAGCCGCTACGCCCGAAATGGGTATATCTGCGGTCTCCTCGGCATAAACGATGGTGCCGACCTCTCCGATAGCCGCTACGCTGGAAAGAGGATAGGCGGGGCCGGCCGAGACACCAGTGAGGGGAAGGGTAATGCTGGAGTTGAGAACATCTAGATTACCGACGGTACCCGTCGCCGATACACCGGAGACAGGATAAGCCGGGTTAGCCGAGACGCCAGAAATGGCAACCGTCGGCGTGGGGCTTACGGTGCCGACTGCGCCCGGTGCGGAATTCCCCGTCAATGGCAGGGTGACGGAGCCGCTAGGGGTTACCGTCCCCGCCTCGCCCAGGGCCGCGATCCCGGCCAGGACCGCCTCCATCGCCGGAGGCATTGTTCCAACGGACGCGGGAACAGAAATACCGGATAAGGGCATGGCGGTCGTGGGCGCAAGATTTCCGACCGCCCCGGTTCCCAGAACGCCGCCGAGGGCCATTGCCAGACTCAGGGCGACCGCGCCGACCGAAGCGGTTCCCGAAACGCCGGTCAGGGCAACGCTTGTCCCCGGCGACACGTACTCATGCGCCCCAACGTCCCAGGCCGCGCCTCGGGTCGTTCCGTCGATGTCCGTAGAGAACAGGCCGCTCCCGGCCATTCCTCCCGCCCCGATGAGTGCGACCCCGACCTTGAGCGTGAAGTCCCCGTTTGCCGCGTCCGTGAAGACATTGGGCCAGGCCGCACCGCCCGTCGTCCCCTCGGCCACGTTGTTCGTCCCATCATTGTCATCAGAGGCGCAGTAATCTATCGTCCCGGGATTCGTGACGTAGTAGAAGTCGTCGTCATTATTGAACACCGCCGAATCATAGGTGTCCGTATTGGCATCGTTTGAGAGAACTCCCCGGTTGAACCCGTAGACGACGCAGTTGTAGAGGTCGCCGTGTCCAAGTTGCCCAAACCAGCCTCTGGCCACGTCACTCTCATTGTGCGACGGGTGTTTCTCGATGATGGTGTTCCAGACTTTCGCCTCGCAAGCGGCGTTCTGTGCCGTGTAAATCCAAACGGTGATTCCAGTTCCGGCGGTCGCCCCAACCCGCAACCGGCAGTTGGTCAGCCGGAGGCCTGGATTGCTGTGGTAAATGAGGGCATCCTCGGCGTGGTTCGACAGCATCTCCACCTGCATCCCGTCGAAGTAGATGTAGTTATCGGACAGGATGAGGGCCATTGTGTTTGCCGGGTTCGTCACAGACCAGCGGTAGCGGTCGGTTTTCCACCCATCGGCGACGGCCCGTTGCCCGGCGATGCCCTCAAACAGCACGTATTCCGTGTCGCTCGTCGTCCAGCCGTCCCAGAGAACCTGGGTTGTGTCGGCGGTGCCGCCGAGTGAGCGGAAATAAACGTGCCACCAGTTCCCCGACCCGCTCAGTTGAGCATTGGCCGCCTCGACAGCCGCGATGGACACGTAGGCATTGGCCCAGCTATTGCCGTCCCCGTTGCCGGTTGCTTCCGGGTCAAGATATTTTACTATTTCAGCCATGTTTTTCTCCTTACGGTCCTGCCCATCCTGCCAGCCGCGCCCAAAGATGCCATGCGGCGTATGCCTTCTGGTTTGCCGTAATCGGCTGAGAGTGCGGCGATTCGCAGTTGAACCACTGGCCCGGGTGAGCCGTCTGCCACGCCGTCATCCAGTTGGAATCACGCACCCCGTCGGCGTTGCTGTCATAGGCCCCGGCCTCGTCCTGAACCTTCGGATACCCGTAAAGAACGCCATCCGGGTCGTAACTCTCGATGTCGTTAAAGTCGTAAAGAACCTTGTTGTTGGCTATGCAGTAATTTCGGATGTACGCATTGCCAACCTGGTCGCCTGTCACATAGGCCCCAGCCGCCATCGTCCGACCCGTCATATAGACGAAAGTGACGTTAGGAAAATCCAACTCCAACTGTTCCATCCGCGCAAGATAGTCAATCGCCCAAGTCGTTCCGTCCGTGAGGCCCCAACACCAGGCCCACATGATGACATTGACCTCCGGGTGAGCGGGAAGATAAGTCCTTGTCGCTGTATCCCAACAGGTGTGGCAGGTGCTTTGAACGTGGTCCAGCTCGATGCTCGTGGCGATGTTAAGGCCGCCGAAGTTCCCGACATAGGCCCGCCAGTCCAGCGCCCCTCCCGAGCCGCCATTGTTGGCCGCATACTTTGTCCCCGTTCCTAGGAACGTGTCGATGCCCGCCATCCCGAACACGATCTGGCTCCCGTGAGATGCCGTCCCATATCCGATGTGTAGGCTGGCCTTCGCCGCCGTAATATAGGCATCAGGGATGTCCGCGATGTCCGTATTCAGATGGTTGATGACAAACCCCTCTCTCGTATCGAACAAGTCGTCTAGGTCTGCGCTTGATAAATACCTATCCCATCTGACCTTGGCCGGAATGTCATTGTTCATCCCCGAAACGTCTGGCCCAACCGGAGGCCAAACCGAGGATCCGAACCAGTCCGGCTTCGCGTCGAGATAAAGCGAATCTGGAATTGAATGGTCTACTATCCCCGCGTCCCACTTCGTCGCTTGGTCGGCGTAATCGTAATTCCCATGCATGAGCGCAGTCGCTTTAGGCATCGGCCAAGGGAATTGATGGTCCGGGTTGATGCTGGAATTGTAATCAGCTCCAGCCGTATCGGCCGTGGAACCCAGATAAACCATGTGCCTGTCATACTGTCCGAGCGTATAATTCTCGTAGATATAGCCGTCGGCGGCGCACCCGGGATAGCCGAGGACGTTGCCGATGATGCTGTAATAAATAGAGTTTTTCTGTAGCGTCAGGGCGTTCCGAGCATTGGTTATTCCAGCGGGGTATGCATCGTTCTTTCCCCGCCCGCTCCACCAGTTCCTGAAGATGACGTTATGGCTACTCCCGCCGTGGATGTTGTCGGCATCGAACCTGGCTCCAAGGTTCCCTTCAAACAGATTCATGAACGGATGCCGACCGTGCATCCCGACATCGGCGTGGAGCCAGTTCTCTACGGGCGCTCCGCCGGCCGGCTCCATCGAATAGTTGTAACCGACGACACAGCCCTGGCCGCCCCCCTCAAACGTGATGTTATGTCGGCCATGCTGAATGATGTTGTCATAAACGTAGTGGTCGGAGTTGTAATCGGCAAAACTCATCAGGTAGGACATGCCGCTGGCATAGGTCACTCCGTGATGAATGTAGTTCTTTGAGAACTCGCAGGCTCGACTATATCTAACGTATATCGCATGATTGGTCGTGTTCTTAATCTCGCACCGTTTTACCCACCCGTTAGCGACATACTTGAAAAAGATGCTGTGTGCGCTCGGGGCAGAACCAACGGGATGCTCGACCTTCAAGTCCTCGACCCCAACGTGCTTGATGAACGAGGCCATCTTCACGACTCGAGGCGAATAGGATGTGTAGTTGTAATACAAGGACTCTTTGAAACTGACCGTGGTTCCGTTGATCCCGGTTATCTCAACGAGTTGGCCGAACCCTTCATACCATTGGCAGTTATTCCATATCGTCGCCCGAGGGTATAGGCCGCTGTTCCACGACCAGCCATAGTAATACCCTGCGGATTCCGGCGGTCTAGGTTCTATGGTCAGATTAGGGAACGGAGTGCCGGGATTTCCTGTCGCATAACCGGAGGTCGCCTCGAAGGGGAGCCGTTGGACACCAGCTGTTCCGGGGAACCCCGCAGGGAGCGCAGGATATACAGTGATGGTGTTCCCCACGGCAAGCCCCGTAACACTGGACAGGACCATCGAGGTTGACCCCTTCGTTGCCCCCGAGGTGATGGTAAAGGGTCCGGCCTGTGTCCCCTCTCCGTTGAAGTAGATGGAATATGTCCCCGCCCCGGTCCTGAGTAACGTGGTTTTCGTCGCCCCGTCTCCGCGCAATACCATCCTGTTCTTTCCGGCGCAGTTTAGATAAGTGTAAACATATGTGCCTTCGGGGAAGTAGATGATTGAGTTCTGAGGCGCCGCATTGATGGCGTTCTGGATGTGCACTGTGTCATCGCTGACGCCATCGCCATGCGCCCCGTAAGCCGTTTTGACGTTGATAACTGTCCATGCACTCGTATCTGGAATCCCCCTGACCGCGCCATCCCATGCCCCAACCTGGGACCAGTCAACGAGGCGGTCGGCGTTCGTGACGAGGAGCCAGTCGTAAGAACCCGCGAGCGTATAAAGCACGTTACCGACCGCCACCGTACCGGAAACCCCGGCAATCGGTCCGCCGAACCCCGGAGGGGCAAACCAGCCGGACAGACCCACCGCCCGGCCCGGGGTTATCGTTCCGGGCAAGACAGTCCTCGACACCCCAGAAATGGCAGGACTCATATGGCCTCCTCTATGCGTTCAGATTAGCCTTAAGCAATACGAAGTAAGCCAGTCGAGCTGTCGTTAGTAGGCATTGTCAGCGTAAAGGTCCCCGCCGTAATCGTCTGCGATCCGAACGTATGAACGCTCACGGCCTTGTTGCCCTGCGTCGCGTTGTAGATCAGCACGGCGTCGAACGCAGTTGTCAGCGTCACCGTGGTGTAGACGATGCTCGCGCTCGGAGTCGTGTAGGCCGTTGTGCCGGAACTCGCCGGGGCGATCCAGTCCGGCGTACCCGTAAGGTCAACGCCGCCGGCCGTATAGCCGGTCCCGCTCACCTCGCCGGTCGCCGTGTAAACCGTGGCCCCTGCGTTCATGGTGGCCGAAGCCAGATAGAGCGCGGCCTTGAACGAATCGGGCGTAGTGGCCCCACGGACCACGGAAGTTCCCAGCGCATGAAGTCCGTTGAGAATTTCCACCTTGAAAGAAGTACACATCGCTTGAGTGTTTGCCAAAGTAGTTCTCCTTAGAATCCGCCGACTATCGGCTCGGCGAAGATGTTTTTCTTGAGCGTGACGTGGGCGGAGCGATGGACAATCTCGCCGCCCAGGCGGTACTCAACCCACGTTGTGCGCTCGTTTTCGTTGTCCACGACGCCCTCGGACTTGATAAGTAGGGCCTCGTCCATCGGGCCTTTTGTCGTTGATATAAGCATAAAGCCTCCTGTTTTGTTACCGGGCCGATCGTTGGCCTAGGTCTATTGATGGCTCCCGATAATGGGAGTAAATTGAGCTGGCCACTTCCCTCGAAATGTCCGCGTTGTCCGCGTCCCAGGCGTCTTCGAGCTTCTTGTTGCTGTCGTCCACCATCCGGGCCGTCTTCTCCGGGTTGAGCGACAGTTTACGGGACAGCTTCAGGGCGTAGAGAACCCGCTCGTCCAGCGGGTGATAGCCGATGTCGTAGTATTCATCGTCCCGGTAGCAGACCGTCTGAATCGGTAAGCTCCGCAACCTCCAGATGTTGTAACGCCGCTCATCCCCGTTGCGGTGGGGGAGTACCCACACTCTAATTTGCCACCGCTTCACCCGGGGATGCCAAACGGCAATCAGGTCTTTGTCCTGAATGGATAGGTCTTTTACGAAGTTTCTGTCCGGTATCATGGGGTCTCCATAGAAAGAGAGAGGGGCGGACGGCCCCCGCGAAGGAGCCGTCCGTCCTCTTGAGAATCAGAAATTATGCAGCGGTGTAGTTGGTGCACTTGCCGTGAGCGTTGCGGCAGTCGGTGCCGAGGTTCGCGTAAATCTTGAACCACGCCTCGTAGGCGTCCGACCCGGCAACGGGCTTGACCACGCCTCCGCCCTTGTCGTCCCAAACGAGGTTCTTGAGAACCCAGAGTTTGAGATGGGGGCGAGAGAGGTAGTACACGTACTTCGTGGGGCAGTTCTTGTGCGTGACAATGGGGAGGTCCACGTTACCGCCGAGGTACTTGATGGCCTTCCATCCGGCGGTGAGGTCTAGAGTTTCCGTTTTGTAGGCGGTCTTCATCAAGGTGATGAGCTTATTGCGGAGCAGGTGCGTTGTGAGCATCAGATCCACGGGTTCGCCGTCCGTGTTGTTGTCAATGGAATCCAGGTCCTGCTGAATGAGTAGCTCGGAAAGAACTCCGCCCGTAGTGTTGACCATCGACCGCCAGGAGGTTTCCGTGACCGGGATGCCCTCAAACAGAGTCGCGCCAGGGGTAGCGCCCGCGCTGACAACGCCGTCAATGCCCATCAGTTCGCCGATGGCATCATCGGCCCCGTAGGTGTTGGCCCTGTAAATGGCGTCGCCGTTCGCAACAGAGGTGGAGATGGTGCCGGTAATCGTGATGGTGTGCCCGGCCGTGTCAATAGACGCAATCTGGGCCGCGGTAACATTCTTGGTGGGGGGGGTAGTGTCAATGATGTCGATGACCTGGCCCTTGCGGTAGAACTTTTCCAGAGGGGTATCACCGGTGATGCCGCCGGGGTCATCAACCGGGATAGTCAGCGTGGACTCGGCGCCGGAACAAAGACCCAAAATGCCCTTGCCGCCGCAGAGTAACTGCCTGTCGATGTCGAGCGTGAAGGCGTCGGTGACGCCCTGGATTTCGCCCTGAAGAACGTCAATCCAGCCGCCCTTGCCCTTGGCCGATTCGATGGAGAAACCGTCAACCTGAACGCGGCCATACATCCGCTTCATTGTGATGTACGCCTGGTCGTAGAGGTTCCTCTGGGCCGTGGGGAGCGTGTAGTCGTTTTCAGCCCTGGCGCCGACGGCCTCCGTCAGACCGATGCGAACGGGAATGACAACCCGCTTGCCAACCATGTCCTGGGTTTTCTTCTTTAGAAGTGCCCAGAGTATGGACTTTTTCCAGAGCTGATTGATGATCGCAGGAGTGTAAAACTCCTTCAAAATGTCAGAGATATACTGATATTCTTGAGCCACTTGGATGTCTCGCTAAAAAATGCCGTCAGGAAGCGTTACTCGTTGTCTGCCTCTTGGCCTTCGACCATTCGGGCAAACGCCTTTTTCGCCGCCTGTCCAGCGTCGTCGAATCCGCGGACCTTCGCTTTCGCGGCAGGAACCGACCGCGCACCCTGGGTAGAGGGCTTCTGGGGAATGACCCGCGCCTTGGAGTTCCGGGCCAGGTAGGCCGCGATGACCTCATCCTCGACCGCCTTCCGAACCTCGGGCGCGTGCTTGAAGACCTCTCTGACGTGTTCGATGGAACCGTAAATCGCGTGACTGCGCCGCACCAAATCGGCCAGCGGGATGTCGGGACGGAGTGAATGAACGGCGATGACCTCTTCGGTACTCGCCAACGGGAAGTCTGTCTTGTGCAACGTAAGGTCGTCAAGGAACTTCCGCGTCTTCGCTTCCGTTTGCTGACTCTGGATCCCGCCCTCGATGGCGTTCAAGCGTTGAGCCTGCGACTGGTTCTCTTTCCATATCGACAGGGCGGCCTGCTTCACGGACTTCACGTCCTCGGTGTCGTACTCGCTCGGCTGAAGTTCCGGGGGAGGAGTTGCCTCCACCTTCGTTGCCGCGGCCGGGCGGTACTGCTCCCGAAGTTGCGTGGCCTGTAAAGCGTTAGATTCCGCCACTCGTTCTCGATCCGCGACCGTTTGCTCTCTCTTCGAGAGTTCGGTCCCGATCTGGGTCATCCTCACGCCCTTCTGAACGAAGGCCAGGAGATCTTCCTTTCCGAAATCGGAAAGCTTGTACTCCTTGCCCTTGATCTTCAGGGGCGAGTCCATGCCCAGATATTTCAGGACTGCTTCCGTAGTCTTGTCTGCTTCTGTCTTGGCGGCCGCCTGTTCGGCCCCCGGTTTCTCTTCCTTCGCTACCTCGGCTTCCTCCGGCTTGTCCTCCTCGGGTTCATCCTGCTCGGGTTCGTCTTCGGGGGGAGTATTTATCTCCTTGTCCGTTCCCAAGTCATCGAGCGTGATGTCCTCGGCGGGGTCTTTGTCTGCCGTTGCTTCGCCCGTATCTTCCGGGTCGAAGTCTGTTAAGCTCGTTCCTGGCATATCAAACTCCTAAAACGCCGCAGTTGCCGTCTTGCCGATTATCCCTGGGGGGTCGGCGCGGGCGTCGCGGTTGGTTGTGGTGCGTTTGCGGGTTGTGGCGGTTGTAATTTCGCCACCGTCGTCTGAATATGTAATTCGGACGCTTGTTTCTGAGCATCCGTGTAATGGTCAAACTTAGGGCTGAGTCGGTCCCGAAGATGGAACTTCAGGTGGGCCAGATTGTCGTCCAGGTCGTAAACCCACGCCACCACGTCCTGGGGGTTGATGTTCGGGTTGTTCTCGATCATCGCGTTCTCGCGCATGGCCCGCTTCTCGTGGAGGAGCGTGTCCGAAAAGAGTTTCTTTACCTCCCCGAGTTCGATGAGTTCGAGAACGGTCTTGGGGTCGCTCAGAATCTTGGAATCCCACAACTTCTGGATGTAGTCGATGCGGAGTGCGCGGGAGCGGGGGAGTCCGGTCTTGGAACTGACCTTGACATCCGTGTTGCCCCGAAGGTCGGACCCCCGGAACTTGATGGCCCCCTCGATGCTGTTCTTGCCGCAGACCTTGATGAGCCGCCCGACCGTGTACTTCTCCTGCACGATCCGCAGGGCCAGACTCCAAGCATCCGAGAAAACCGCGTCCATGTCGGTAATCATCGGGTCGAGAACCTGGTCGTCCTGTTCCAGAAGGACGTTGACTAACGCCCCCGAAGCGTGGCTGGCCCGGTTCGGGAGCCGTCCGAACGACGCCTCGTGGACACCCGCGACCATCTCGAATTCGCGTTCCAACTCCGTCCCGTTCTGGATGACCCATGGCGGCATCGCGTCCATCCGCAACTGCTCCGGCCGGCCTGCGGTCATGTTGTAGTCGATGAAGATAGCCCCGGACTGGTCGAGGATGTGTTCCTTGTTCACCATCCCGTCAAATCCACCCAGGATGCGAACCTGACTCGCCCGTTGTTCGGCCTGGGAAATGATGGACTTGTGACGGTTGTACGCCCGCTGGACGGGAACCAAGTCCTTCATGGGTCCATCGTTATAAACAACGCCCCTCTCGTAGTGATTGATGGGAACCAACCTATCCTCGTGGAAGAAAACCGGGATTGCCCCGTAGGTGTTCTCTCGGCTTTTGAGTACCTTGTCCGCCGCCGTGATGACGTATATCCTCGGCGTCCAGAAATGCTTTTTGATGACCAGTTTCCCGGTAATCTTCTCGTTGTCGGAGGACTGACTGAATTGGAAGTCCTCGTCCCCGGAGTTGTCGAGCGATAGCATCGTGTCGTGGACGTTGGACTTCTCGTTGAGCGAACCTTCCTCTAGGTCGTATTCCTCTTCGAGTGCGTCGGCCTCGACTTCCTCGCCGTGCATGAACCACCGCCACTTGTTCCGGTCAAAGTTCAGGGGGTCAACGCGGCAGTTGAACGGGGACAGCACTTCCATCCCGATGTCCCCCGGCTCCGTGATATTACTGAACCTGTCGCCGATGGGCTGGCCGCCGTCGTCTAGGACGGGTTCCTGCTGGCGAGCGACAATCCCAGAGTCCTCGGAGTTCCAGAAGACCCGGAGATAGGCCCGGTTCGTCAGGATGAACCAGGCATTGAACGACCGCCGGAGGGACGGGAAGTGGAGCTTATCCGACAGAAACTCCAGAACCTTGTCGCCGACATCGGCGGCTTGGGTGTCTTCGTATTCTTCGGTATTCGGGATGACCCCCATGTTCGCGGAAGTCTGAGTCAGTTTCGCCAGCATCGTCCGAGCGAACGACCGCATCCGGTTGAAGACAAGTTTCCGTTTCCGTTTTATCTGAACGGGCCGGAGAGTCTTCGACCCCGTGGCGTAATCGTAATACTGATACCCGCTGACCCACGCTAGAATCTTCTTCCAGCGCGGGAAACGTATCGTTACGTCGGGATGATCGTCCCAGCACGAATTTATCTTGTCAATTAGATATTCTTCTTCTTCCTGGCCGAGTTTCTTCCCGTCAACGATCTTGGTTTCTATCTGTCTGAGATTCATGGCCTACCCTTTTAGAAGAGGTCTTCGTCGCCCTCGTCCTCTCCTTCCTTCTTGGCCGTCTTTAGTTCTTCTTTCAACTCTTCCCGTGTTTCTTCCCTGACGACCGCAATCTCCTTCAAGTCGCCCTTCCACTTGTCCTCGTAATACTTGAACTCCTTGTAGTCCTTAGCCATGAGCCGATTGAGGAGTTTGCCACGCTCTCGACGGTTGAAAGACTCACTGATGACATATAAGGCAAGAGCGGCGATTACAATGTATTCGATCATGTGTCCCCCTTACGCCGAGGCCACGGGGCCGAGTTTTTCCAACACGGCCAGAATGGCGTTGATTTTGCCGTTGGTCGTGTTGAGTGCGGCAATAATTTCGGCCTCGGTGTCGAGGTCCAGGGTCGTGTAGTTCACCTTGGCATCAGCGATGTGGGCCGTCTGACGGCCAATCAACTCCACCAGGTCGGTGAATACCTTTTTTCCACCGATGATTTCATAGGGTGCGTCCATGTTTTCCTCCTCAGAACAAATGTTCCACGTCGTCCGAGAGCGACAGTTGCCCCGGCCTAACGACGTCGGGCATTTTTTCCCAAAATTCCTTCTCCCGTTCCAAATCGGTCTTCTTCAGATGGTCAGGAACCACCAGTGTCTTCACCGGGTCCGTTGCCGACGGAAACACCACCACGTCTAGGATGTACGCCAGGGCGTCGATGATGTTGTCCCGCTGGGACTTGTCGAACCGGATGAGTTCATCCCGCAGGTCCGTCATCCCGTCCGGGGCAAATAGAACCTGCCCCTTCTCGACCCAGCCAGACAGGTTTCCGATACGCAATCCCTTCGGTCGGGAGTGGTGCTGGAGTTCCACCAACCGATACGGAATCCGGTGGGCGTACTCAAGCAGGGCCTTCGGAACCTTCCCCACCCTAACCATCTGGCCCAGGATGAACGGGAGCAAGTCCCGCACGAGTCCGAACTTATGACTCTCTATCCCGATGAGTCCCGGCTGATACGCCAGGGCCGTTTCGATAATCCACTCGATCGCCTGGTGGTCGGTCAGCCTCCGCCGGGCCGCGTGCCGGACATACAGCGTCTTATCGACACCGGCGTCAACTACGACCATCCCACTCTCGTCGTTGTCCTTGTTATCCGTCCCGGCGAAGTCGATCAACTGGTAGGTCGCCCGTTGCGGGGGCAAGACACTCCAGTTCTTGAACCAGGCGGGCTTGAACTTCGTGGCCGATAACGCCAACGGGTCGTTCAGGTACTGACCGCCAAACCTGTCCCCCTGCTCCTCCTTGATCTCGTGGAGTTTCTTCTCCGAGAACAGGGTGGGAAATGTCGAACCCTTTTCGTTTATCGGATCGGCCCAGCAGGAGGCGTGGAACAGATGCCACTTCCCGGTGTGCCACTCGAAATACGGTTCTTCCTGATACCGCTTGAAGTCCGCCGTGGGGATCTTCAGGAACCGCTCCATCAGGTCGCCATAGAGATCGTCAAACGCCCAGCGAGTCCCCGGGATGAACTCAACCGATTTCGGCATCTTCAGCGACTGACCCAGCCGCCAGAAGTCCTTGACCTTCAGAATCTGGTCGGACGTAGCCGAATTCTCGCGGTTCACTAAGTCGTCGTTGATGAGGCCCCCCGAGTAGTGCCGGGAAACCAGGTTCCCTTCAGCCGACCCCGTTTCTATCTTCGTCCCGCCGAGGTCTATCTCGCTCTGCGTCCACCGGCGGGCCTCCGTCGCCGGATTCTCGGGGATAACATCCGAAAAAATCTTCCTGAGTAGTTCGTTGTACATGAGGTTGTACTGAATCTTCGACAGGAACTCCAAACTGTTCGGCAACGTCGCGTTGTTGATGATGTACTGCTCTTGACGGCGTAGCACCAAGTTCTGTAACAACCGCTGGATCATCCACCCGACGGTTATGATGTAGCTCTTCACCCATCCGCGGGGAAGGAGGATAAGCAGGATATTCCCGGGCTGGGCGTACTTCGTTATGAAATCGCACAGCCGCTTGTGCGTGGCGGGCCACAAGTCTTTGTACCCGGGAACCGGGTCGTCCAACGTACAGAGAACCATTCTACAAATGAAAAAAAGGTCATTCAGACACCGTTCGCGCCACCAGCGAACGTCTGATAACTTTTGCTGGATTGCCTCCAATCTAGTCGCCTACCAGGGTAAATAAATTTCGCCGCGATGCAGGGCAATATGGCTGGCCCGATTATTACAGAGGACAAGATTCTCAATTCGGTTGTCGCCCGGGCCACCGGGACCGTGATGTACCACCTCGGAACGAAGGAGCGGGCGACTCAAGATCTGCTCCATTATCAACCGGTGTTCCAGCACGTAACCATCGCTACGCACTTGCGGGTGGTCGTGTCGCAGAATTAAAGTATGTCCACGACTATCGGTCGTTTTCCCGCCCTTCCAACCCGACCCCCTTGCGCCCAACTGGGCCGCACTCATCTTGGCACGAGTTTCGGGGCTCTTTTGGCGGCCCAGACTCCGACCATCGGACATCTTCGCACAGGTTTCGGGAGAGTGATGCGAACCCCGAATCATTGGAACATCCGTCCGCGCAGGGCCGCCAGGATGGCCTTCCGTTTCTTGGGGTCCTTCTCGGCGTTGGCTTTCTTCAGGAACGCCTCGCGGGTCGTGATGCGCTCAGGTGTGTTCGGCTTCTTCTCGAACTCCTTGAGGTTTTTGGCTATCTTTTTGACCGCCTCCGGGGGCTTCTCCGCCGCCGGTAAGGAGGTTTCGGTTTTCGTTACTTTGTCGCTTGATATTTCCAGCATCGTCATCTCCATCCAGTCGTTGAATTTCCTCGATGGTCACGGCCCCGCAGTCTATCAGTCCCCGGGCCATCTCCATGTTCACGTTGATGGTCAGGGTCCGCTTCTCCTCGATGTGCCGCTCAGGGGAGTAGTCGCCCCGGACCTTCAGGGCCTTGTCAACGTATATCGACCGCGTGAAAAAGTCGGCTTGTCCGGCGGCCTGAAGAACACCCCCGTCCTTCGACTTCTTCTCGGGGTAGGTGGCCTCTAATCCGTCCTTGATTTTCGAGGACAAGTATTTGTCATCTATCCCGGCCTTCACCATCGCCGTCTGAAGCGCGGTCAGGACGGCCGGTTCCCGCAGAAGAGCCGAACCCTCGCTGGCATGGGCGTACCCGGCCCGAAGGGACGCCTGCCCGACGCCCAAACCGTCAACGAGGTTCTTTACGAACTTCTTGCGCCGGACGTTAGGCGGTTGCTTACGGACCAGTTTCACGCCCGCCATCGTTACTTCGCAACGATGAACTTCTTGACGAACCAGACGCCGCCCCAGTAAACCACGGTGAAGATGACGAAAGCGACGGCGGCCGTGAGAAACGACACCCGCGGCACTCCGACGAACCCGCCGACAAGAATCAGGGCGTAACCGGCGATGAGGAAGAGGGTTGAATTTTTCATGGTAACTCCTATTTCCCGCAGATGATTCCAGCAATAAAGGTCACGGGCGGACCATATTTCCCGACAGCCGCCCAGAACTCGCTTATCTTGACGGCGTGTTCGGCCACCTTGAACAATCCCTCGGCCTGGATACGAAGGGCGTGTTCCCGCTCATAGTTGGCCTTCCATTCCTCGGTCAACTCAACCTGGACGGCGAAACGCTCGTCCTTGAGCCGCCCCTGTTCCTTGAGATCCTTGATCTGCGTATCCTGCTCAACGAGGAGCGCGTTGCGCAGGGCTATCCCAGCATCGAGCGAGGCAACGAACTCGGCGAGCGCGGGGTTGGCGTCAATTACGGGCTGGACTTCCGTGCGGAGCCGATTGTTCTCGGCATCGGTCGTCGTGACCTTACCGCGGAGGGCGGCGATGGTCGTGTCGCGGGCGTCAATCACGACCTGAGCCGTATCAACCCGGCCCTGAAGGGCGGCTAGGGCCACCTCGTCTGCGGCTATCCTGTCAAGCGACATGGCGTGGTCGGCATCGGTGATGCGCTGGAGTTCGGCATAGTCTGCCTTCGCCTTCACGAGGGCGGCGGTCGAGTTACAAGCGCGGTCAAGAAACGTCAGGCCGAGCAGAATTAGGGCGCCGACGAGGACGTAGGGCAGTAGGGGCAGAAACTTCTTCACAGTTCCGTTTCCACCTTCCCGTTCTTCACATCCGTCACGGTCCGTGTAGCGGCGAATGTCGCGTAGACTCCGAGTTCGGCGGCCACCGCCGCATCGAAGGGGAATCCGGCGAGGAAATGTTTAAGAATCCCCTCGACGAAAATAAGCCCGAGAAGAATCAATCCGGTGTTCGAGCGAGAAAGCGTCATCGTTAATTTCCCCCGTGAAATCAGGCGACTCCCGACACGGCAAATCAATGCGGGACAAGCCCGCTGTGCCTGATGCCGTCCCCTCCGGCTTGCGCCGGCCACTCCCGATATTTGGTTATAGGTGCTGTATTCACAGGCACCTCCATTTGCTGGTGGCGAGGGAGGAGAGAATCGAACTCCCGTCCCCGGATTTGGAGGCCGGGATGTTGCCACTACACCACCCCCCCGTGTATTTCCTAGGTAACTGGTTACAATTACCGGGGAATTGCCGACATCACATACGATACGGTCGCCCGTCGGCCCCGACTAGGCCCGACCGCCCGGCCCGCGCCAGGTCGGCCTTGATCTTCTCGACCGACTGAGCCACGAATTCCGGCGGGATCCCCTGAAACGACGCACCCAGCACCTTCGCCAGATGCTTCCCCAGGGCCACCTTCGAGGCCCGCCGGGCCAGCCGCACCGGAACGGGTATCTGAAGTTGAACGGTCCAGGCGATCATCGGCTCAGGTTGCTTCCCGTTCCCGTTGTTCGGCATCTTAACCTATCGTCCGTGAGAGATACTCCCGCGCGTCGGGTGACACATCCTTGTCCAACCAGTTCGACGCCCCGACGCTAACATATCCGTTACAGAGAAAGGCGTATACATCGGATGTCGCAACGCCAGCCTCTTCCGCCAGCCTAGCCACGTCCCGGGCTAGGTCGCCAGCCTTGCCTCTCTCGCTACCTGTCTTCTTTGCCACGTTTCGTGTATCAGGCATTGTGCTATCTCCCTTCCCCCTTCATTATACCACACTTGGAACCTTTCTGTCAACCCACGTTTGCCCTTTTTGGGCCAACCGCGCGGCCAAGTCGCTGATTATATTCGAGAAACTATTTTGAAAATAATTCTCCCCAGAACCTTTTTTCGCGGCCCGTTGGCACACTTTCTCCAAAACAGCCGAATCCCCCCTGTCAACCCCCGTTCGCGCCGCCAGATCCCCTGTGAGAAATCGCTATAAGAACCATTACACGCATCTGGAGGAGGACAGACCTTCCTCTTTCCGCTACCCTAGACCCCCTCAGGGTGTTGGTAGGGGGGGAGGGGGGAGGAGAAGAGAAGACAAGAGACAAGGAACAAGACTCTCTTCAGATAAGACCATACTGTGTGTGATACAGTATTAGGCTTAACAAGGTAGAGATAGGTGAGACGACACCATCAGCCCTTGACAGCTGGAGGTTGCTAGGTGGGAAGAAGAGAAGAGAAAAAAGAAAGAAGCAAAGAAAGAAGAGAAGAATCTTCTCTTTAAGACTATCTCACCAAAGAGATAGTCTTTCTTATCTTATCTTCTCTTAAGAGAAGAAGAAGAGAAGAGAAGAAAGAGAAGAGCGCGCCGCCGTCCTATTTTGAGGACAGTCTGACCGGGGCACGCCCGGGAGCTCGCCGGCAGAGGATCCTGGGGAGTGTGAAGACGGCCCCGCCGAACGGACCGCGACCGGGGACGGCGCACGATAACATGGCCGGGGTTGGTATGCGGCAACAAGGTTAGTGAGGAGCGGCGCCGCGTTTCTCCTAGGGACAAGCTCTGGGGCGCGGGCTGATATATCACCGGAATATCACAGATAACACTTGACAAGGGCCGGTCATTGTCTTATATTGTATAATGCCGATGATTTCAGGGGCGAACGATCGCCGGGAAAGGAGCGAGAAAGGGGACTTGACAATGGGGGAGAATAGGGTTATTTTGGGGGTAATGAAGCTCAATGTCGGGCGGCCGGGGCGGACGCTGGAGATTATCGTCTCTGTGCTTCTTGCCCTGTTTGTGCTATTCGTACTGGTCGACAAGCTGCGCATTTTTGTCAGATTATTCCATGAGTAGCCACGAGATGAAAAAAGCCGACTCTGTTCAACTCGGGGTCCGCATCCCGCGAGAATGGGCCGAACAACTAGCCGCCCTGGCTAGCCGCGAGGTCCGCACCGTGTCGTCCATCATTAAGCACGCAATCCGAGAATATCTCGATGCGCGGCTAACTCCGCCGCCCCCAGCCTCTAAGTAACTCCTAACCCTCCACCCGTCCCCTGATTTCCTGATGTGTAATGTATTACGAAGTATTGCTAAATAATGCTTGACAATCACTCCCTCCGGTAGTATATTAATACCAGAGGAGAAAGCCAAGATGCAAGTTTTAAGGAACGAGGAACGGGGCAAAGAACGCCCCCTGTGGTGGAGACACCCGAACGGCCCCCGAGTCGCCGCCTGTCGGCACAACTACTATGCCGCAGTCAAGATCGACATCGGCCACTTCGGAGCTGTCCGGGTATTTGTCTGCGCCATGTGCGGACATCATAAAATCGTTTAGGTCGTAAGCCCCGAGGCGTGAGCCCGGGCAGGCCGGAGGTCGAATCAGATGGACAAGACGAAACACACGCCGGGGCCGTGGACAGCACACGACGATGACGGGACAGGGACTCTGCCCTGCGTCCTGTCGGACAAGGTGACTGCGGGGGGCAATTTCTATGTCGCCCAGTGCAAT